CGGACCCCCTCGCTTGCAGACACTCATCACAAAAGGAGACGATATTATGGCATCTAAGAAGTCCGGATCCCCAACGGGATTTGTTCTACTTGAATGCTCTATATCTGTGACCCTTCGTGGCCGCAGTGTCGCAATTGGCACCGTATTGGTGGACGGCGAGAAGAAATACTTTAGTTATCCATTAGACGATCGAGATATTGAAAATCTCGAGAGTATGGTAATTAAGGAATATTTCCCTCGTGGTTCATCAACTTAGGTACCATCGCGGCGGATGGGGGGGAGAAATACCCCCCCATCTCTCTCTCGGGGCGCAGTTCAAGGTTTGTCTCTCGACTGCCTTGTACTGTCGATGATGACAAGCAGAAATGCGAAGTCATCATCATTGTGCATAGTTGCACAGGTCGCAATAGGCTCTTTATGTCGAATGAATACAGTAAATCTACACGTCATCATTTTCCTGCTAATTACTATTTGTATTTAGCGGACTATGATAATGGGTATAACTTGACTCCTACGCCTCACTCTAGGTCATTTACCTGGAATGATACGCTTAATGGGTCAAAGTTACCTGATTGGCGAGACAGAGTGCGAACGCATTCAAACGCTACTACAGCCTTAACAGCTCGTAGTCAGCGAATGACTTCGTCTCCGCAGTCCTATCACCTCGAAACGGTTTCCGGTTATGCTGGGCAACCTCCTACTCAAATAGGCGGTTATTCCAACAACGGTCCGTTAACGACTGTATGGTTCGATTTTCAAGATCCACCTGCGATGCCTCAACACGTGGTAAACGCCGCCAACCAAGGGTGGTACAAGAAGCTACGTAAAGCACAAACCGCCATCAGTGGCGGAGTTGTACTCGGCGAGCTTCGTGAAACACTCCAGATGATACGTAACCCTGCAAAGGGCATACGTCGGCGTCTCGACGAGTACCTTTCGAAATCAAAGAAGATTTCAAAGGTTAATAAAACTCGAAGAGCTGCGCTTGGCGCTATGTCTGATGCTTACTTGCAAACTGTGTTTGGAATCCTGCCATTAGCAAACGACGTAAAGGACGGTATGACCTATCTCGACCGTAAGGCCGAGAAAATACTCAATGAGTATGAGGACATTAACTACTCTTATAAAGAGCAGGCCCTTCTTTACGACGGTGTTGATAATGAGCGTCCGGCTTTCCAGCCTCAGTTTAGCGGAAAAATCACCGATCAGGTAATATATGATTACCAGGTGATCAACCGTGGGCAAGTTCGGCATATGGTTAGCCCCTCTAGTAGCCCGGATTGGACCTTGTTAGGGCTAAACCCCTGGCAAGATTTCGTTCCGACTATTTGGGAGTTAATTCCATATTCCTTTGTTGTCGACTATTTCACCAATATTGGTGACGTGCTCGATGCTTACTCCGTTGGTACATCAGGTATTGCGTGGTGTTCAACCACGCATCGCCGTAAATGCACCAGAAAGGTAACTTTTACCATCTCACATGAGCAGGTAAGAGCGAGAATCGGATGGAGCTACTTATCATCGACTTCTGAAGGCGACGGTGCATCAACCTTTGAGGTTAAGCTTGTTGACCGATATCCATCAGGACTTATTGAGAGACCTAGTCTCTCATGGGAACTGCCTGGATTCGGATCGCGCAAGTGGATTAACCTCGGAGCTTTAGCAACTAATCATGGATTAGCTTTAGGCGCCTTCAAGCGTTTAAAGTGAAAGTGGTTGTTTGTGGATGTTATTTTCTTCAACCATTAATCACGAGTGACTACTCATGACAATCTCTCTCACTTCGCCGATTACGGGCACTGCCCAAACCGGCCTTACCTCGCCCACGTATACTCTCACGAGTGACGTGGCCCCTGACGTTAACGGAAGGCAGTGGGCTGTCACAGCCCTTGGTGGCACCCAGACGGGTGTCTCCTCGCATTCCATTAGCGCCCCGTTTACCGTAACTGTTACGCGTGCGAAGAACCCGAAGGGTCCTCCGCCCGTGAACGCAGACGGTTTTATGAGGGGTAATGTTGCACGGAACCCTGTCGTCGTTTTGACGCGCAAGGGTGTTGTACCAGTGACGGGTCAGGCTCCTGTCGTTATGCTCATTCGGACGGAAATCTCCGTTCCGGCGGGCGCCGACAATGCCGATTCTGTCTCTGTTCGTGCAGCGCTATCAGCCCACATTGGAGCACTCAGCCAGCAGTCGTCAGGAATTGGCGATACTGCTGCGACGGGTGTCCTTTGACATGACTCCTCCGCTTGAGTTCCTGAGCACCCTAAAAGGTGCTTCGGGCTCTAGCAAGGATCAAGTGGTCCATTGGATATTTAGCGTACTTCTCGAATTACTCGAGCGATACGTCGATAGCCGTTACGGACCTGGGGCAGCTTCCCGAATTGACACTTTGCTCTTCCAACTCGTCAACGAATCTGATGACGAACGAGAAGGGCTTAGATTCAACAAGGGGTAGTTACCATGGCCTTTCGACCTGATAACTATACTGGAGGTATGGCTAGATGGGCATTTGCTCTCGAGCTCTTTATCTTGACCTTCTGGGCGATCTTAATGATATCCTTCCTCGGGATGTTCTTCTTGACCTCGAAAGAGGTCATGATGTCACACCGTGGCCAGATATCAGTCCAACCCAATACGCAGGACTCAGCCTCTCAAGAAGTCTTCTGAAGAAATTTCAGGATGAGCTTAATGAAGATGCTGATTCTCTTGCTTTGGAGAAATTCTTGGCTTGCAATGAGCGAGCTAAGAACTGGAGCCCGCAAAAGGATACGTCTCTACGCGATGAGCTTTTACTCGGTCTTTTTAAGGATCGAGTTTATAAGTTCTTCTACCCTGAAGGCGAACCTTTGATCAATTCTCTATCCGAGCTATTTAGCAAGGGTAGGCTTGGTCCCGGGTCCAATATCGGGGCAGGTGGCAATGACTTCTATACGAAGTTATTTGCGTCGCGGTTGACGTATACTTCTGCTTCCTTATATAAATCATATAAGGAATCCTGTTCTTTCAATCCACTTTGGTCTGATGCCGATGAAAAAAGGCACCAAGCATGTGGTGAGGAACAGGTAGAAGGTAACCATCTCACTTTTGTACCTAAGACTAAGGCGATATCGCGAACGATATGCACTGAACCTACGCTGAATATGTTTTATCAGCTTGGTTTAGAGGTTCTTTTGCGAGAAAGGTTGAGCGAGGTTTATGGAATAAATCTCGACACCCAACCTGTGAAGAACCAAATCTTGGCAAAAGTTGGAAGCGAATCAATAGATCATGGAACCAATTATGGTACCATTGACCTAGAGAGCGCGTCCGATTCGTTGTCTCTTAGTATGCTTCGCGAATACATTCCAAGCGATCAATTAGCTTGGTTTGAATTCTTACGCAGCCCTAAGACGTTTATCCCCTCGCAGGGATGGACGGAGTTGCATATACTGTCTACTATGGGTAACGGTTTTACGTTTCCTTTGCAGACGGTGCTGTTTGCCTGTGTCGTTGCCGCTGTCTACGACCTTTACGATCTCCCTTTAAGGAGGCCGCGAGGTAGTAATGCGGGTAACTTTGGAGTCTTCGGAGATGACATAATCGTCATGGGCTTAGCCTATGACGCTACGTGCCGTCTCCTTGAGCTCCTTGGTTTCCGTGTTAACAGAGGCAAGTCCTTCGTAGAAGGACACTTTCGCGAGAGTTGTGGGCGTGACTTCTTTAGAGGCCACGATGTCAGAGGGGTTTACTTAAAATCCCTTGCTGACTGCAACTCTCGTTACGTCGCCATCAATCGTCTGAATCAGTGGAGTGCCAGTCATGGCATTCCATTGTACCGAGTAATCGGATCCCTTCTTCGTACTGTGAAAAAATTCTATGTACCAAGATGGGAATCAGATGATAGCGGGATAAAGGTCCCTTATCGTGTTGCTCAGCGTTATGTTAGTTACGATCGAGCGAGACAAGCGATTCGTTATAGACGATTTGCTGTTCGCTCGAAAGATCTAACAGTGGCTGATGACGCGATCCTTTCTCCCCGCGGATATAGACGCCGTATACATAATGTATCCGGTTTGTATATATCTTTGTATGGCGGGTATCTCAGGTCCCATAGGATTCCTGTCAGGCTTGACAGAAAATTCTATGGCCTTAAATGGGGTATAGCACATAACTGGGACGCGACGCCTTCACAAATCATTCAAGCGAATGATATTGTGGATCGTCTTACCACCGGAAGGTGGAGTCTCGGCAGGGGTGCTATCGACACTCTTAAAGGTGTCTTCAACCCCGATGGCCCTGACCTATTAGGTCAGGTTGGGTGG